TTTATGAAAAAATGGTATATACCGATAATGCTGCACACCATTATATTCAACAGCTATCTTAAGTTCTGGATCAAAACAATCAAGCTCTAAATTGAAATCACCACCTGTAACTGGATTTCGTAAAAAATCAGGACGATGTTTATCAAAATTTCTTTTGAATAAAAATTGTAATACTCTTCTACATTCTGTTTCACCTTTGCTCTCACGTGGTGGTTGACGAGTCGTTTTAACATTTTGTCTAACATTTTGCATAACATTTTGCATAACATTTTGTCTAAAATTTTGTCTTCTTGACCATGTGCCTTTTCCACCAATAATTTTTCGATAAAATCCAAAAAATATAATAAAAACAACACAGAAACCGAGTGTTATTTCAAAACCGTAATCACGCCATTTTTTTTTTAAATTTGATAACATTTAGTTATAATAAAGATTTAGTTTAGTCAATTTCGTCCATAATCGAATAATTATTAGAAATTTTTGCATTACATACTGGACATGTTGATTTATATTTACCCCATTCTTTTATACATTTTAAATGATAAATATGCTCGCATTCTAATACTGAAACTTCGTCGTTCTTTTTATAATTATCTGTGCATATACAGCAACTGTCGTATTTTTTGCTAGTTGTAGAATAAAGTTGTGAACTAACATCAATTTCTACATTATCATTTCTACGCAATTGAAAATCATTTTCACTATTTCGAATAGCTATTTGAATTGGATCTAAAATTGGTTCTAAAAAATTCATCATAGTCATTAATGTAAAAAAAGAATCTGGAGTATTATTAAAATTTTGAGATTGGTTATACCACTCGTTTTCTAATATTTCAGAATAATGTGGAACTTGATGTATACGAAATCGAATAGTTGACATTTTATATTTATAAACAATTTCTTAATTCATTTTAATTTAAATTTAATAAAAAGGGCTGTGATTCCACCCCAATTCTTCAAATAAGTCTTTACAAATTTCATCGTGGAAAAATTTTCTGTCAATTGTTTTAAGAATAATAAATTCTTCTTTTTTGCAAGGATGTCGATGTCTACTTAATAATTGAAAAAGTACATACTGTGTGTTAATAAAATTTTTACGATTTATATGTTTAAATTTTTTGTCGTACAAATCAGTAAGAACATCAAAATCATCAAGAAGTTGTTCTTCTAAATAAGAAATATCATCTGGTTTAATATCGGTAAAATTATAATGAATAAGATGTACATTTTCGTAATGTTTAGAATATCCAACTTCTTTAAGAAAAATAAGCACATGATTTTTTGTAATATCTTTAAATCTAATTTCTTTAGGTGTTTCTTTCCCTCCATTTAACAGATGATGACGTTCAAATTGTATTTCAAGATCGTCATATATCTTTTGGTGAATAGTACTATTTTGTTTTCCTTGATACTGATTTATACAATCTCTAAAATGAACTTTTCTATCGTATGTATATTTGCATGAAATATTCACTCTGTCAATATCAGTGTAAGAAGAATTATGTTTCATCACGGTTTGTCTAGCGTAACATTTTGTACATATGTAAGTATTTACATCGACGATGTCAAATTCTTTTTTATTACAACAGTTTGGACATGATACTTTATTTGATTTAATTTTTTCAAATTCAATATCAACATACTTAGAAGCAACTTCCATGTAATTTTCTATTATTTTAGTTTTTTCTTTGTCATTCTTAATAACTTTTCCTACAAAACTTACTTTGACAGGAATTTTTAAAATTTCTTTATATTGTTCTATAAAAGTTACCGTTTCCATAATATAAAAATATAGTTGTTTTTGCGTTATTAAATCATTTATGTACACCGATAATTCATCTCTAGCTTTTTCAAGATTAAATTTTAATCTGCGACGAAGATTTTCATTTTTCAAACTTTCTTCTATTTCTCGTAGCTTCTCCTTGTGATCATCAAGTTTTAAGAACTCTTCCTCGAAATTCTTACGTATGTTGGTATCTATACTCAAAATATCTAGTTCTGACATAGACTTTATTCTTTTACTTGTCTCATTTAAGCTCGCATTTTGCATTTTTGTTTTTAATATTTAAAGTATTTTTTTTTGTTAAAAAAAACAAAAATTATCTTGCACTAATATAAAACAATGTCATCGATATCTACATCAAATGTTACATCGGGATTTATTGATCTTGCCACTTTTGACGAAATTGAAAAGTATCTATATGGTGGTCACGATGCAACTGCTTATTTTGTTCGTGAAACAAGAAAAGCTACTTGGTTCACGCAAGTGCCTGTTGTTCTGTCGAGGGCCGCTGGATCTCCAGCTTTTGGTCAGGAATGGTCAGTTGCTATTTCACGAGCGGGCGATTATATGCTTCAAACTTGGCTTCGTATGAATACTCCTCGTGTTGAATTAGCATCAAAACCAGCCAACGATGGTAGAGATTCTATTCGTTGGACTCGAAACTTGATGCACAATATTATTCGAGAATGTTCTATTACTTTTAATGATTTAATTGCTGCTCGATTTGATAATTATCATTTAGACTTTTGGGCAGCCTTTACTGTCCCGGAAGGTAAACGCAACGGTTATAATAATATGATTGGTAATCTTGATGATTTAGTTCAGCCTCGACAAATGCTTCCAGCTGCAACTCTCAACTTGCCCCTTCCTTTCTTTTATAGTCGCGATAGCGGAGTCGCTCTTCCAACTGCAGCTCTTCCTTACAATGAGATGCGAATTAACTTTTATTTCCGCGATTGGACCCAGCTTTTGATATATGAAACTGCTCCGAATGTTGGTGGTGGAGCTCCTCCACAAACAACAGATAAGCGCAAGGTTATAACTTCTAGTCTTCTAAAAGACGGAACTCCTATTATAGGAAATACTCAAGTATGGGCAAATTATGCTATTGTGTCTAACGATGAACGCAAGCGTATGGCCTGTGCTCCTCGTGATATTTTGATTGAGCAAGTGCAGACTGCTCCCCGCCAGTCTTTTACACCTGCTACAAATCCTCAACAATCTTTTGATATTCGATTTTCTCACGCTATTAAAGTTTTGTTCTTTGCCGTACGTAACACGACTGGTGTTGCAGAACACTCGATTTATCTTACATCGTCTCCAGTCAGGACAGTAACCCAGGCATATACGGTTGCCGGAGGAATTGGGGCAACTGAACAAGCATTCACTGGTGTAGTTGCTGTCTCTGCAGCAGGTACAGGAGCGGATCCTATCGTTCAAACTTCTTTGATTTATGAAAATACAAACCGTCTTGCTCAAATGGGTTCTGATTATTACTCGTTAATAAATCCATGGTATCACGCACCGGTTATTCCGATTGAGACCGGTTATCACTCGTATTCTTATTCTCTCGATTTCATTAGTCTTGATCCAATGGGCTCTACAAATTACGGAAAACTCACAAATGTATCCATTGTACCTGAGGCCAGTGCTCAAGCAAAACTTGGTGCTGAAGGCACAAGTACTGTTCCTGGAATTAGTTATAAGCAAACGTACGAATTTATTGTCACAGCTATTAACAATAACATTATTCGTGTCAGCGGCGGAGCTTTAGGTTTCCCCGTGCTTTAAAAAAAAACACCTTTTATTTTTTTATGTTATTTTACATACAAAAAAGATTAATTATAACATGTGTTTTATTGTAAGTATTCCAACGTTGTAAATAGTTTAGGGTAAAATCGCATAAGAGTAGATTTTGATTATCTGATTGTAATTCGACACTTTTTTGTTAAATATAAAGAAATTATGATGATCTTAGTCTAAAGACTAATTTTTATAACCTCAAAATGAGTAATTTCGATATAGACGAAGAAATTGATAAAATAGTTGACAAATTATCAGAACAATTAAAGTCTCGTATAAAAACAATGGTTGAACGTAGTCAAAAACAGCTTATCAAACAATATGTTTCTTCTCAAAAAGAAACAAAAACATCTTCCAAAACAACTTTAAAAAATAAACCTGATACCACTAAAAATAAGTCTGATACAACTAAAAATAAGTCTGATACCACTAAAAAAACGGGTTCTAAAAAATTTAATCGAGAAAACGAATATTCTTCTGCTAGCGATGATTCTGATTAAAGATTTTTAAACAATTTGTTTAAAAATTAAAAGCAACCATTTTAATTAAAAAGAGATTTCATAACGTCGAACTTTTTCTTAAAATCATCATATTTCTTTTGTAAATCATTAAGTTCACATTGTTTTTGATTTAATTTATCAAATAAACATTCTTTTTCTTGTAACAAATTTTTAAAAGCAGTGTACATTTGAGAATTAAAAGTTTCTGTAATATTTTGTAAATTTTCTACAACATCACAATTACCTGTTTTATTCTTAACTTCACTCTTAACTTCACTCTTAACTTCACTCTTAACTTCACTCTTAACTTCGGTCTTAACTTCGGTCTTAACTTCACTCTCTAGTTCTTTATGAACAAGTTGTTCATTTTCTTCTTGTTCATTTTCTTCTTGTTCATTTTCCTCTTGTTCATTTTCCTCTTGTTCATTTTCCTCTTGTTCATTTTCCTCTTGTTCATTTTCCTCTTCGTCGTCAATAAGAGATTCATCTGGTTTAAATTTCCAGAATTCGCATAATTGCAATGCATTATCATCTAAAGGAATTATTTCATCGTTTACATATCTACCAATTACAATTTTATCTTTTTGAGATTTGAAAACAAGAGTTGATTCGGGGTGCCAAATAGTATTATGTGACACAAGCTTTTTAAGTACAATTTTTTTAGACGAAGTGCTCATTTTTACTTTAGATTGTTGTTTTTAGATTGTTCTTTTTTACACATTTAGACATTTAAAAGGCTTCTTATGATACTCCTTACAATTTTATGCTTTGGCAAATTTCCTGATTTTATTACAAATCCCAAACGTAATACTCCTTTTATTGAAATAACAAATTCGTGTATAGAACTATGTTTTATTTATTACCAAAATAGGTAATAAATAAATTATCAACCTTTGCAAAATGTTAATATACTCCTAAACTTTTATAGTCGAGCTCATCATATATATTTATAATCAAGCTTTTAAAAAGCATTAACTTGCAATGTGGAAAAATTTGATAGACTTTGTATATTTTTTATCGAAGCCATTGAATCGGGAGACGTCATATCAACACCGCCAACAAAAGGCGATTTATTATAACCGTTCAAAAAAGTTGCCATTTGAACTGATGTTTCGTTACCAATTCCAGCCAATACATTTATAGCTCCTTGTTCAAGATCGATATGTGGATTAACTGATGGATCCCAAAGGCCGCATTTGCGAGGAGCAATAGGTAAGTCACCTCGAATTTTGTCTCCACCTGCACGTAAGTTACTATTTCTATTAGCAAAAATCAAACGATCATAAACAACAGCTTGAATTTCTGATCCATCTTCTCCAATTGTGCTAATAGTTGACATATTTTGCGGTGGAAGAGTTGCTGTTGCGTAATCAGGGACAAGACTTTTAAAATTACCAACAGCATAACTTTGTTCTTTATATTCATTTTCTTCTGTAAAATTTTCTCTTGCCATAGTGGCAAAGTCAGCAGGCTTTAATTGAGCTTGAGAAGTTGCCATATTCGCAACTGCATTTGGATTATTTTTCAAATGATGCATTGTATATGGCGATAGACTTGCGTTTTGCATACGAAAAGATGGATTTAATTGAAAATTAGGTGGTACGCTAAAAAAGTTATCATTAACTTTGTATTCAGGCATAGTTTTAACAGTTCTGGAAGGAAAAAATCCTTCAACACTTGTTATTTTTTTAGTATTAAAATTACAAATTGCGAATACCGAAATCACAATTGCAAAAATTGTAGCAATAAATTTACCGTCAAACATTTTATTTATAATCAGTAAAGAAAATAAAAACAAAATTCTATAAGATTTTTTATATAAATTTTAATTTATACATTTTTTATATAATTCTATATATGCATCTGCATAAGGACAACTTGTTTCAGTTTCAGAAAGTTTAAGTTCTAGTTTTACTTTATTTTCTTCATAAATTTTGCTGGCCATTAGTCTTAGAGTTTTTCTGTTTGCACTATTATTTTTCATTTTTAAAGAGCTTGTAGATAATAATTTCCCAAAAATTGTCAAATAATCTTTATGATCTGTATCTTTAAGCTTATACGGACCTGTACTAAGAAGAATAATCTGAATAATTTCTTTATAATCAGATAAATCTTCGGAAAAATGTACAGGCTCTGCTTTTATCATCTCAAGTATATTTTGAGGATCAAGAAATGTTTCTTCATTGTAGGGTGCTTGGATAAAATCTTTAAAATGTCCATCAACATCATCTGTATAATCTATATCTTTTTCTTTTGTGGTGTCTATCTTTTTTCTATATACATGTTCTAAAAAACTTATAATATCCTTGTAAATATCTTCATAATAAGTTGGATCTTTACCTAAAGATTTTAAAAAAGTAAGCATATCATTTCTAACGGAAGACAAATTATTTTCTAAACTTTGGGCCGCATAATAAATAAAAAAAAGATTTTTGGATTGAGGCAAAGTACATTTCTTTAAACGAGAAAAAACATTAACATACGTATTCAAACGTTCTTTTTCTGTTTTAGAAAAGACAAATTCAAATACTTGTCTTCCATTTCCTTTATCCATACTTGGTTGATAATCTTTTACATTTCCTATATTTGAAAATTTAAAATGTTTCATATTTTTAATGTAAATAATAAGATCGAAAGGTTTGCGATTTTCTAACTCATATTTATCATCAGCAATGAGAGATGCATATTTTCTCGCATTCTTTAAAAATTCACGCATTGAAGATAAGTCATAATCATCAGTGTAATTAAATGTTTTAGGACAATATTGTGTGTTCGAGATAAAATTCATTAAGTCAATAATATTTTTACGGTCAATTTCGTTTAATTTTTGTTTTTTATTTATAATTTGATCGATTGATTTAACTAATAAAATAATAATATCTTGAATCGTACTCATCTTAAACATATTAACAAATCCATGATGAACTCCTTCGTGTATTACGTGTGATTTACCAAAATCTATTATCACCGGTATAAACGAAGTACGTACTCGAATAACTATTTTATGAGAAATAATATAATCGAAAATTTTTGGTTCATCAAGTTTTTGAAGAACAATATTCCAAGGAGTTAAATCGTAATGTACAAATCCGCACGTATTTTGTGCAACTTCTAATGCTAAACAAAGTTGTAATACAATAAAAATAAACTCTGAAACTGAAAATTCATCACTGTTTATATAATCAAACAACGTTTTTCCGTTAATAAATTCAGAAACAAGATTATAAGAGCCTTTTTCTTTATTTTCATATAGACCAAAAACATAAGCAAAATTTGGTATAAACTTAAGAAGTTTATTTATTGACATTATTCCTACAAATGCCTCGTGAATATGCTCTTGCATTTTTTGTGAATCTAACGTTGTCTTAACAACCATTGGAAATTCAGCTAATTTAGCAGCTTTAACTATTACTGTTTTAAGACTATTCTCAAATATTTTGTTTCCAAATAATGCCACGTCTTCAAAATTTGTTTCTGCAATAATTTTTCTCACAACAAATTCCATACCTTGCAAAAGCCCATAACAACGTTCCATAGGAGGACATATACTTAAGTCTTTTATATTTTTTTCAATTATAGGAAAAGATCTATTAATATTTTTATATTCTTCTTCTATAAGAATTTGCAATGGAGTTTTTGAGTTATAAAGATATGTACCCATTTCCTTTTTAAGATTTACTAAAATCTTTTGCATATATTGCAATACCCCATCTTTTTGCAAGTAAGTTCTAAAAAAATCTAAAGCATTTTTAGCAATCTGCTCACATTTTTTGTCATTATCACGACACCATTGTATTTTTTCAATCAAATCTGATAAATCTTCTTTTACAGCAATATAATGAGCTAACTTTTCATCATACTTGTCTCCAAAAGGTAACAACAATTCTCTATACCAAATTTTCCATTCAGAATCAACTAATAAAATAACACATCCCATACTTAATTCTAAAGAAAGACGAAAAGCTGAAACATGTCCATCTACATGAACAATATATTTGTAACTAGATTGTTGTTTTGGCGATAGAAAATTAGGTATTTTATTTCCATGTTTTACATATTTGTAACCATAACGGTCTTTTATATATTTTCCGTTTTCATTGTCAACTATATATCTTTCATAATGTTTTCTGTAATAATCTCGGGTCTTATCTCTTATGTAATTTCCTTTTTCATCGATTTTGTAAATATCAATCTTTTTTCTTTTAAGAGAATTAATATCAATCGTTTTCAGATATTTTTCTCCTTCTAATTTACGAGGGCGAAGATTCCATTTTGTAAGTTTTGCATCTAAATAGGGTATTCCTTCATCCTTTGGATATTTAAGAGTTGAAAGATACGCAAGATTTAAACGTGGATTTGTTTCTAAATCGATACCGCATCCTGTTGATGTTCCTCTAAACACAGCAGTTGGTTTTTTATCAGACCACAGAATGTCAAAAGTTGCGGAGTAATCTTGTTCTGTCGCCGGAAAATAAATTTTTTCATAACTTTGAATTCTAGCCCAGTCATCCCATGTAGGTATTAATACATCTGCGTATCTGTCCGTTTTTGACATACTCAAAATAGGAAGGTATTTATCATATGAATGCGAAACTAAAGGTTGATTTTTCCCCCAAATATGATTGTAAGGCTCTGTGCCATCTTTAGTCAAAATAGGAAAATCTCTTCTGTTAATAAAAAACTCAATATCAGGAACTTTAAATTTTTCACAAAGTTCTTCTAACATGTTTTTTACATTTCCAACATTTGAATCTCCTTCTGAAAGAGGATATTCATAACGAACAAGACAATTATTCCCATACCATTCGTTGAAATTTTGGTTCACACTGCCTTCTCTAAAAAAGTAAAAACCTTCTAAGTCTGTAATATACTTAAAAAAGTCATTAACAGAACGAAATGTAGGGTCAATTTGTATTTTTTCACCCCATTCATTTGTAAAATTTGCCTTTGAGAAAGGCAAAAATACTTTCAACTTATTATTTGCAATTTTTACAAAAATACCCTTTTTAAACTTGTGAAAAATATATCTAAAAGTATCAATAGGTGCTTTTGCTGTCACATCTTTATATTTGATCCATGGTTCTTCCATAATATCTTTTCCAAATAAATTATATTTTAAAGAAGGTTGATTACCACAAAATTCTCCGTTTGTAGCATCTCGAAAACGTTCAAATTGTTCTTCGTCTCCAGCGTGAAATATATCTTGTGTAAAGTTCTTATAACGAAAATTTGTATTTGTAGTTTCTTTGTGATTCAAAGCTTCTTCTTTTGTTCTCCAAAAATCTGGATTTTTTTGAAAAGACGCCGTTGTAGTCATTTATATCTTGATTATATTTTTAATACAAATTTTGTATTAAAATCCAATTTTGAATTTATGTAGATTTTGGAAGTTTTTTAAATTTTATAACAGTCTTTTCCGTTTTTTCTCCTTTTTGAACATCTTGTAACTTTAAATAAGCTTCTTTTGGATCGGAAACGCCTAACTCTTCAAATAAAGAAATCATTGCCTGTTCTCTATCTTTCTTTTTCTTTGCAGGTCTAATCTCTTTTTCTTCTATCATTATAGCTTTTCCTTTGTATTTCAATCCAGGCTGTCCTTTTTCGTCCAAATAATTTTTTATATTAACCTCCAACTCTTTAATTCGTTCTCTAAATTGCGCGTTTTTAATATTATTTCTTTTAATCTCATTTCTAATTTCTTCCAATTCATCAACGTAAGATTTGATTGACATCTTTTTACCAAAATAAATTTATATTTAGATCAAAAAAGATTTTACAACTTTTTCTTCTTTTTATATAAAGATGACAGAGTACAAAATTGAACGTTTTGATTCTATATTAAATGGTGAAATTGGCAACATTGCGTTACCAGTAATTTATATTAAAACAGATCAAGAGTTTTTAGAATTTGCAAAAAAAAATAACTATATAATTGGTTGTAAAATTAAGAATTCTGGAACAATATATGAAGGTAAACTATTAACAGGTATTTTAAACAATAATGTTTTAAACCGTCCAAATTTTTTTAAACAAACTGGATTATCTGTTATTACATTATTAGTGAAATGGAATGGATATCCAGATTATGGAACGACACCAACAATTACATTTTTTGAATTAAATGAAGATATAAACACTCAAACAATAACTCAACCAAACACTCAAACAAACATTCAAACAAACACTCAAACAATAACTCAAACAAACACTCAAACAAACAATATCTCAAATAATTTAAAAGAAAAAATTAACTCAAATGATATAAATATTCTGAACATTACTTCATTAACAATATTGTTTTTACTTTTTCTTTTAATAGCTTATAAAAATGACTTATAAAATTATTTTTATCTAAAAATACAATCCTAATAATTTTATTAAAAGTAAACGAAAATGTTGATTTATATTTATGTTTCCTAATTTAATACATTTTCTTAAACATTCTAGTTTTATCCATCCTATACCGTTTGCATCGTTTTGCGAACAATTTTCCTGAACTTTAATATCACATTCATCCATTTCTAAATAAAAATACGTTGCTTGATTACAAATTATAAAAGATTGTGATAACATTTTTTCGGATATTATTAATCCTGTTTCTTCTTTTAATTCTCTTATAGCACATTCTATATTTGTTTCTCCGTATTCCATTGTGCCTTTTGGTGCACCCCATAAATTACCTCGAGACTGAACAATAAGAACTTTATTTCTGTTAGGATCGTAAATAAAAACACCTGCTTTTTTTTTATATATTTTGTTTTTTAAGTCTAAAAACTGTTGTTTATACTCTTTAATTTCAATTTTACAACAACAATCTGTGCATAAAAAAGTTTCCATTTGTAATTGATTATGATTATATATTATTTTATTAACATGTTTAAATATCAACTTGTAAATGATGAACATTTAGAGCTTCTGAGCGTCCAATCCTATTTGCTCTACCTATAATTTGATTTTGCACGGTTAAAGGCATGTTGTGATACAAAATAATATCAGATGCTTCTTGAAGATTAATTCCAGCACCATTAAAATTTGAGTTAAGAAAAATTACTCTCGTATCTCCATTTTTAAAATTTTCGATACTTTTTTCACGTGTCTTTCTATTACCAATAACAAGAGAAAAAGTGATCTTTTCTTCTTTAAGCATTTTGCAAATAGGTTTAAAAGTTGCATCATAAGCAGAAAAAATAATAAATTTTCCTTTAATGTTAGAATTTAAAATCTCTATAACTTTTTCTATTTGAGTATGCTTTTTTTGTTTATTATTCTCTTTTGTCAAAGAAATTTTGTTATTATCAAAACACACTAATTCAGTATTGTTTATACTTGCACGACACAAAGGACAGCTTTTTTGTTGTTGTAACCAAGTAAGCAAACATTCTCCACAAAAAAGATTTTGACATGATGGTTCCATTATTGGAGTTTTCAAACTTTCTGTACAAATAGGACATACATCTTTTAACATTGATACAAATCTGCTTTCAAGTTGGTTAAGTTTATTTTTAAAACTCTCTGCCTCAGATAGAGAAACTTCTAATTTTTTATCGTCTTTTTTAATATCACGGTAAATTAATATATTGGCTTCTATCTTAGTTAAAGATTCTAAAATATCTCGTTTAACAAATTCAAGTATATTTTGTATTTACTGGTCTAAATGAAAAATTCATTCCTAAATTATTTGATGGGAAATTTCTATTTGCTATTGA